GCGTTCCGCCCAAGATGCTGCGATCGGATGACGAAGCCGCGCAAATCGCACAGCAGCGACAACAACAGCAAGCGCAGATGATGGCCGCCGAACAGGCACAAATGCAGGCGAAAGCCGCGAAAGATTTAGGCACAACCCCGATGGATCAAAACACCGCACTCGATACGGTGATGCAAGGAGAGTAAATGTCACAGATCACAACCTACACCCACAACTTCACCGAAGCGGGAGTCGGCCCGACGTTTTCATTGGGGGCTGGCGAGAGTGCGACTTATGCCGTGACCACGGAAGAGTCCGGTGGCTTTGTCGGCAAAATCCGGTTGGAGCGCGGTGACTCCATTTATGCGTTTGAGATTGTCGTTGAAGCCGAATCGACGCTGATTTCGGGCACGGTCAAAAACGAGACAACGCATTCCCGGTTCTACCGCTTCGTTGCCGACGATATCGACGAGTCCGACGAATTCACTGGGGACATCGACGCGACGATTGGCGAGACGGTGCCCGCGGGATTACCGGCGCAGATCAAGAAAGTTTCCGTGCGGTTGTCGAATGACCAAATCAAGTCCCTCCCGACGATGAATAGCGCGCGGGGCTTCCCGCTGGTCCCTGCGAAAGAGCGGACGTCCTTCGTGCCAATCATGGCGTATTTGGCCGTGGATCATACGGCCGGCGATTACACCAATATCGACGTCGCTTCTGTACTCTCGGTTAACGGCGGCGCCGCGTTCACAGCATCCGTCTCGGGTTCCAGCATGCTATCGAGCGGAACCGTGAGGGAATGCGCTCTCGGTATCTATTCGGACAATGGCCTGGGCTCCGCAGCGGGTGGGCCGGGCGTGGATGCTCTGTATCTGAACGCGACCAATGACAATGAGGATTTCACGGGCGGGCATGCGGCCAACACCCTGACGGCGACCGTGCTCTATATCGAAGTGGATCTCGCGTAATGCACTTCGTCTACCTCATCGGCAAAGGCTCTATTTGGGGCAACAACGAACTGCGCTACTCGCTGCGGTCGTTGGAGAACTACGCGCCGATATCGAGTGTGGCGATTGTTGGGAATGTTCCCGCCTTCGCACGGAATGTGATCCGGATCCCGATGGAGGAAACCGGCATCGACAAAGCGGAACGGGTGGGCGGAAAACTCCTCAAGGCGCTGCCGCTGCTGCCGGAACGGTTCGTCTTGATGAACGATGACTTTTACCTTTTGGCGAAAATGGACACCCTGCCGACGTACCACATGGGTTTGATTCGTTCACATCTCGCACGCGTGCGCCGAATCACCAGCCCGTACAACAAGCGCCGGGCCGAAACCTTGGACATCCTCACGCGCCGGCAGTTCACCGACCCGCTCGACTTCGGGGTGCATGTGCCGTTTCCCGTGGAGCGCGACAAGGTGCAACAGCTCGCGGAGATTGTGCCGTTCTGGAAGCGCGGTCTATTCCGGTCGCTGTACGGCAACATCTTCCGTGTAGCGTTGAACCTCGCACGCATGAGCGACTGCAAGCGACAGCGTCCAATGGTTGGGCCGTTCTATTCGTCGCGCGGCCGGGTGAGCACGGAAGTGAAAGAGTTTTTAACGGAGCGATTCTGTACGCCCTCACGCTTTGAAAAGGAGACTGCCTGATGCAGCCGAAATACACCGCGACCGTCGAGCGCAGCCGAAACGGGGAATTCTTTTGGCGGCTCAGTCATCGCAACGGGCGCCAGATCGCCCGTTCCAGCGAAACATACAAACGCCGGGCGACCTGCAAGCGCGGACTCTTGCGATTGATTGCAAGTCTGGGCATACGCGATTACGCCCTCAAGGACTAGGAAAGGTACCCCAATGAAACGGATTTCATTGATTTGCGCATTGATGCTTTTGAGTCTGCCGGGATTCGGACAGATTGCCACTCAGAAAGTTCCTGACGAAGGTTGCCGCCTGCACGCGGAATTTACCGCGGCCGGTTCCAGTTCAAACCTGGATAACCGCAAGGCCGGTTGTACGGTGTGGCAGTTTACTTATTACTCGACGGGATTTTCGGGAGTGTCGGTGGAATTCGATGGGGCGCCGGATTCGAGCGGATCGCCAGGAAGCTTCTCGACATGGTCGACGCTCTCCTCGGGCACGTTGCCGGTCACGGCAACGACATTCGGTACGGTCATCGGCACGGGCTTTCAGCCGTGGCTCAAGATCGTACTGAATTCCAAAACCGGCACAGGCACCGTGTACGCGGACCTGATTGGATGGCGCGATATCGCACCGGGATCCACGACCGTCACGACAAGCACAACGGGAACGGTGACCGCGAATGCGGGTACGAACCTGAATACATCGTTGTTGAATCTGGAAGCAACCCAGCAATCGGTCAAGACGGCGATTGAAAACATCTCGACCGGTTCCGTGGTGGTCATCCAGACCGGCAACAAGGGGAATGGGAACACGCCGGGCTCGACGGCCATCAATACGATTCCGTGTCTCGTGGCCACGTCGCCGCCGACACCAACCACTGCCACCGCGACGTATCTTTCGTGCGACACCTTGAAGGGCGGTGTCCGCGTCGTGCAGGAGTACCCGAGCGGGTTACCCGAGGGCGCGACCCTGGTTAGCGGCGCGGTGACTTCCGCGATGACCGGTACCACGTCCACGTCGACGGTTGGCGGGACCGCATCGAATTATCTCTACATCACGCAATGCACGACGTCGAACGCGAGCACGACGGTATCGACCGACATTCTGTTGCAGGACGGCAGCGGCGGCACGACGCTCTATGTGCTTCCGGCACCGGCCGCGACAGTGGCCACAACGGGGGGCGGCGGCGGCACATACGTATTCCCAGCTCCGCTGAAAGTGCCGACAGCGGGTAACGCATTGTATTCGGCGAACGTGACGACCGGCTCGAGTACAAAAATCTCCTGCTCTGGCTACAAATCGACGGTGAGCTACTAACGTGAAACGGCTCTCCACGCTTCTGTTTGCGTTGCTGATCTGCGGCGGATTTGTGTCCGCGGTGAGTATGCCTCCGGTCAAGCTTCTTGCAGAACAGTCCGGGTTAACGCTGCTTGGTGTATCGGATGCGGGATCTGCGCCAGACGTCTTCCTTTACTACAGTCCGGTCGTTGTCGATCACACCAAGGTTGGGAGCGGTGCGTGCTGCACGGCAGAGGACGTTAACCACTTCATCGTCCAGCTCGACTACACAGACGATCGATTCAAGACGCTTGCCAATGGCGGACACGTTGCCGATGCGCAAGGCGACGACATCCGCCCGTACTCGGACACCTGCACAACGCCGATCACGGGATACGAGAAGCAGTTGTACGACGGCACGACTGGCCACGTGATCGTGAATGTGAAGCGCGATCTCTCGCACACGGTCGACACGACGTTCTATCTCTGCCATGACAATCCCACGAAGACCACTGATGCCAGCGATGCGTCGGGGACCTACAGTGCCGCTGGTTACATATCGGTCTACCACTTTGAGAACTCTGGCGGGAGCCTGAACATCAACGATGCCTTGGGCGCTCGGAACGGCGTCAGCATTACTGGGACTGTTGGTGTCACCTCCTCCACAGGAGGGAAGTTTGGTGCCGCGGCAACACCGACCGGAGGGACAAGCTATGTAGTCTTTCCCTCAACTTGGTATCTCGCAAACCTGAGTAGCAACACGGTTGATGTATTGATCAAAACCAGTGCATCTCGGGCCATCACGTATCCCTACAACGAATCGAGCGACGGTGGGGGCCAGCAATACACGTTTGGCTTCAACATCAGCACGTCCGGATACCATTGCTGCCAGAACCTGATCAAAGCCAGTGACCTCGCGGCGACAGACATCAAACTGGACACCTCGGTCAACGATGGCGCGTGGCATCTGCTCACGAAGTACAACATCAACGTCGACGCTTCACACGTCAGCCTCAATCTCACGCTCGACGACGGCCAGACCAACACCGTTACGTTCACGCAGAACACCGGAGTAGGGTCCAATCACGTTTTCACTGGCACTCCTGATCCAAGTTCGTCTGGGTACGGATCCACCGCCGACACGATCGACGAACTGTGGTTGGGCAACAGTGCTACCCGCAACAGTGCCGTCAGCGATCCACGTCAGTGGGTGTGGACGAGAAATAAAAACGTCCTCGACGCCACGACTTTTGCCGTTCTCGGAACGGAGGTCGCCCGATGAACCGCAACGCGGCCGACAAAGAACAAATCCGGCAGGCCAAGAAGAAAACGAAGCGCGACGAGGACCGTTTGTTCTCGGCAATTCGCGAAGTGCTCTCAACCGCAAGCGGCCGGTATGTCGTGCGGCATTTCATCCACGCGACGGAGACCCAAGCCAAGCCCACGTTTCGCGCCGATAGCGGCGTCTACTACACTGCGGCCTTACGCGATATCGCGGACGCGCAACGGGCTTTGCTCGAAGCCGTCGACCCGTTCATCTGGATCAAATTGGAACAAGAGCGCATCGCACAAGCCCAACAAGACGAGCGCGAAGCCGAATCGCTGCGCGTGCGGCAGCGGGACAAGCAACCCGAAACAGAACCGGACGTCGATCCGGGGGAGAACGCCTAGCTTATGGCTGAGATTAAAGATTCCGCTTCGTTTGAGACCTCACTGTCTCCGGAGCAAAAAGCATTTTTCGAGAACTACCTTCCGACCGTGAAAACTTCTGCCGTGGAGGAATTCAAAACCACGTCCGAAGCGGAGCGCAAGAAGCTGGTGCCCGAAAAGTATGAACTCAAATTCAAAGACGAATCGCTGTTCGATCCCAAAGAGGACGCAGAGAAGATCGCCGCCTATGCGCGAGAGCGAGGATTCTCCGGAGAACAGGCTCAACAGTTCGTGGACTTCCTGCACGAACGGGTGAGCGGATTCGCCTCACGTTCACAACAGACCGTCGAACAAGCCATCAAGGAATGGGAAACGCAGACCTGGGCGGACAAGGACCTGGGCGGCGCAAACCGCTCGGCGACCGAACAAGACGTCCAGCGCGCGTTGACCCGGTTCGGTACCGAAGATCTTCGAAAGATGCTCAACGATACCGGCCTGGGTAACAACATTCATGTTGTGCGCTTACTGCGATCGATCGGGCGAGCCATGAAAGAGGACAGCATGCCTTTGAATGCTCGCGCCGGCGCCGGTCACGACCGACCCAAAACCGAAGCCGAAAAGGCCGCGGCGATGTATCCATCGATGGCGAAGAGCTAACCATTTTCCGACCTCGTCCACGGATGGGCGGGGCGAACGAGTCAAGGAGGACTTGTGGCAGTACTCAGTGCGATCAATCCCACGTTGCTTGACGTTGTCAATGCAATGAATCCCGACAGTTCAATCGCAACTGTTGCGGAGATTCTGAATCAGACCAACGACATCATGAAAGACATCCCCATGAAAGAGGGGAATCTGCCGACCGGTAACCAAACTGTGGTGCGTACCGGTTTACCGACCCCGACATGGCGCAAATTGTACGGTGGCGTGCAGCCCACAAAGAGCGCGCGCGCAAAAGTCACCGACAACTGCGGCATGCTCGAAGCGTATGCCGAAATCGATCAGGCATTGGCGGACATTGCCAACAATGCCGCGGCCTTTCGTCTCTCCGAAGCCCGTGCCCACATTGAAGGGATCGCCCAGGAATTCGCGGACACCTTGTTCTATGGCAATGATGCTTCCGAACCGGAAGCCTTCACGGGTCTCGCTCCGCGTTTCAACGCACTGTCCACGTCGACGGCGAAAACTGCCGAGAACGTGATTAACGGTACGGGTGCTTCGAACCTGACCAGCGTGTGGTTGATTGGCTGGGGCGACCAGTCCGCGCACGGCATCTATCCTCAGGGCTCCGTTGGTGGACTCAAGCACACCGACAAGGGCGTCGTGACCGTCGAGAACGTCGACGGTGCCAGTGGTCGCGCGGAAATGTACCGCGATCACTTCCGCATGGACTGCGGCCTGAGCGTGCCCGATTGGCGTTTTATCGTGCGAATTTGCAATCTTGATTACACTGCACTCACGAAGAACGCCGGAACCGGTGCCGACCTCATCGACCTAATGACGCAGGCTCTCGAGTTGGTCCCCGAGACCGACAGCGGCAGCGTCCGATGGGGCTTCTACATGAACCGCACGGTGCGTTCCTTCCTGCGCCGTCAGATCACCAACAAAGTCGCAAGCTCGACACTGACCATGGACACCGTCGCCGGCCGTCGCGTGATGATGTTCGAAGAAGTGCCAGTCCGACGCTGCGACAAGATCGTCAATTCCGAAACCGCCGTCGCGTAACGCAGGCGAATCAAGCCAAGGAGGGCTTTTTATGATTCTCGATAAACGAACAGAATTCGCCGACGCGGTATCAGTTGCGGCCACCGCCAGCACGATCAACGTGGGCAACATCATCGATCTGGGTGCGAATCACCGGGATATCGGCAAGGGCAAACCGCCGACGTACCTAGTCATCACCGTCGACACGGAGATCATCACAGGCGGATCGGCGGGGACGATTCAGTTCTTGCTGGTTTCCGATGCGACCGACACCATCGCAACCGATGGTTCGGCCACGGTCCACTTCGCTAGCAAGGCTTTCGTCACCGATGACTCTGCGGCGAACGATGCCCAGATGAATATCGGCGGCGTGCCGGTCTGCGTGGCGTTGCCGTCCGAAGGTCCGGTGTACGAAAGATATCTTGCCGTACAAGCTGTGATTGGGACAACCACGACCACCGCAGGCAAGGTGAATGCATTCTTGACCATGGACCCGACCCCCTGGTTGGCGTACAAGTCGGGCCTGCAATAACCATTCCTCAAC